TACTATGATATGGGAATAGTAAACCCTGATAATAAAAATCATAGAGAATATATTCAAAAGATAGATGATATACCAAGCGATATAGAAGAGAATGAGATTGAGCAAGGTGTAATAGATAATGAGAATGAAGATGAACCAGTTACTTTATTTAATTATGATTTTGAATAATGCCAAAAAAACAGATACAAGACCTTGAAAAGCTTGATAAAACCTTAGCGAGAATAGAGAAACGATTTAATGAAAAACTTGATAAGTATTACTCAGAATTAGAAAGTAGCACACTTAGAAAAGTTTCAAAGTATAAAGCAGGCGATAAGATTGTCATTCCTGCTTCAAAACAAAAAGGATTGGAAAATCTTTTTAGAAACCACTTTAAGAATGTTGAGAGAATTACAACAGAGTTTACTAAAAACGAGTTAAAGACAATGTTTAATAAATCTGATGATTTAGAAAAGATTAGATTGCTAAAGCTTGATAAGATGAATAAATATAATATCAAGTATGCTCAAGAATTATCATCAAAGCAAGTGCAAGACTATCAAGACAAAGTTAAAGATACTCTTACTAATGCCTTAAAAAATAATCCAAGCTTATCAACAAAAGAGTTAAAAGAATTAGTTAAGCATGATACCCAAAGCTTTAAGAATACTAGGATTGAAGCAACAAGTACCACAGAGGCTACAAGAGTTAAAAACGAGTCAAAGATTGATTTATATAAAAAGATGAGTCTAAAAAAAGTAAGGTTTATTATGACTCGTGAAAAATATCTAAAAAAGATTAATTGTAAGTGTGAACTATATAATCAAAAAGTATTTTTTATTAATAGTCCTAATTTACCAAGTATTCCACAGCATCCAAATTGTGCATGTGAGTTTATTCCTGCATAAGTTACAGAAGGTTAAATAAAAATGCAAAATGAAAGTACTATGACTAATACAGCTTTAAATGATTCCATCATTTTAAATAGTATTAGAAAGTTAATTAATAATGGTGTTGCTCGTACTGATGCAATAAAGCAATCATTGAAACAATATAGTATTGATGAAACAACCGATTATATATCAAAGTTTGAAGTGTTACTTGATACCTCAAATGATAATAATATTGAATCACAAAGACCGACTGTTAAAAAATATTCAATACCTAATCAAATGATATTTAAAGCAGGCAATTGGAAGGGTAGAAAGACAAGCGTATCAGACTTAGCCGATGCGGTTAAATGCTATGAAGATACTAAGCAAAACTTTAAACCTATTCAAAAATTTACTCACAAAGAATTTAAAGACCATCAGCAAGACCCTGTTTTAAATAAATTACCTTTTCGTGTTGGTGATTTAGAGAATCTAAGACTTGTTAATGATGAACTATATGCCGATAGAGTAAATGTACCAGAGCCTATCTATAACATGATAAAAGACGGTTTGATAAGTGGTCATAGTGCAGAGTTCAAGGAAAATGTAACAATAAACGGTCAAAAATACAAAAGGTTTTTATATGCTGATGCTTTGCTTGGCTCAGAATTACCTGCTTTAGCTCCTGTTATGAAGCCTTTTTTTTATGATGCTGAAAATGAGAATAATACTTTTATTTATGAGTGTGAAACGTCAATTAATTATGACGAAGAACCTATTTATTATCAAAATGGAGATTTAAAAATGAAAATTACAAAACAAGCTTATGAAGCTAAAAAGCAAAAATGCAGTGATGCAGGAATGAAAAATGTAAAAAGTTACGAAGCTTTTATGGAAATGGAAGACGATGCAGGCGATGAGTACTTATTAACACTTGATGACTATCTCAAAAAAGAAAAAGAAAAACTTCAACAAAAAGAATCAGGTATGTATTCAGCAGAACCAGAAACAACTGAAACGGTAGATTTTTATAAAGCTAAACTTAGAGAGTATGAAGAGAAAGCGAAATACGACGCTGAGTTAGAAGCTAAAGCAAAATATGATGCTGAGATTGAGGCTTTAAAAATTGCTAATGCTGAAATTCAATTAAGACTAGCTAACGAACAATTGCAAAGAGAAAAAGAAGCTAACATGAAATTTGTTTACTCTTTTACAAAGAATCCGTCAGGTCCTATTTTTCCTATCTCAATGGAAAACAAATTAATATCTATGCTTAATAATATGGATAAACCAAACGAAACAACTTTTAAATATTCAGATGAAGGGCAAGAAGTTGAAGGTACACTCAAAGCTAATATACAAGCAGTTTTAAAAGACTTAGCTAAAGAGTTAAGCGTGTCAGGTTCAAAAAATCATAAATTTGTATATTCAACAGATGAATACACAGAAACAAATAGAGGTAATAAAGTGCAAATTAACAAAAGAGATGAAAAGATTAATTATTCAGATGAAGCAACAATAGAATATTTAGAAGATGACCAAGCTATTCAAAAATATGCAGATGAGAAAGGTGTTAGTTATGAGCAAGCTTGTGATATTTATTACAAAACAAATCCTTTTCCTGTTGAAAAACCAGAAGTGATCAGCCTTTCAAAATAACAAAAAAATAATTTATTAGTAAGCCTCCTGATTTAGGATGCTTTTTTTATTGGAGGAAAAAATGTCAAGAGAGACAACTCAATACGCTCCAAAGCGTACTTTTAATGTAGATTTAGCAGTTAGCTCAGGCGGTATCGGTCAAAACATCAGAGTTAAATTAGGTGCTTCAAGTGATGTTGATAACGATATTGTAGTTTGTGGTAGCGGTGAATTAGGTATAGGTTTTACTGAATCCGATTGTTTTCCGCCTGTGAATGGTGATACTTCAGGGTCTAGACAAATTGTTGTAGTTTTAGACGCTCCAACAAAGATTGTAAAAACTGCGGGTGATATTTCAAGAGGTGCAGTAGTTGGACCAGCAGCGAGTGGTTATGTTTCATCAAGAACTATTGATACATCAGCTCCGTCAACAGTTGTTCCAATATGCGGTATTGCTTTAGAAGCAGCAACAGCGGCAACTAATTCAACAGTTCAAGAAATTGAAATCATGCAATTAGCTTGTTATGCAGGCGTTTAAAAATATAAATAAAGGAGAATAAACAAATGGCTACTTATGCTAATTCAACAACAAACGTACCTTTAAGTCGTGTACTTAGTGCGAGAAGTTTAAACCAAGAAAAATATCAAGCGACAAAAATGTTTGCTGTGACACCTTCAGATAAAGAATTCGGTAAACTTTATTTATTTGACCCTACTAGATCAATGGATAGAGTTGGAAGTTTAGAGCGTGAAGATGGCGGTGTGTCTGTTGAAGTTAAAGCAGATTACACATCTAAGAATTTTACATGTAAAACTATAGCAGTAAAAAATAAAATAGCTGATAAATTTATCAAAAACGCTGATTCTGTTATCCAAAACAACCATAAAAAAGGTATGTCTTTAGCTCTTGCAAGATTACTTTGGAAAGATAGAGAGAAAACAGCTATTAGTGTTTTAGAAGATGCTGCAAATTTTACAGGTAACACAAGAACATTAACAGGTACTAGTCAATGGTCAGATTATGAAAACTCTGATCCTTGGTTAAATATCGGTGAATGGGAAGAAGCACTTGAAAAAAACACAGACGGTGAAACTGTAACTGATATATTTTTAGGTAGAGAAGTGTTAACAAAGTTAGCTTATCACCCTAAGACCCTTGCACTTTTAAAAGATACAGAGTTTAGAACAATGAATATGCAAGCTTTTAAAGCTATACTTAGAGGTCAATTAAACTTAGATTATGATCCTAACATTCATGTATCTAGAACAACAAAGAACACAGCTAAGCAAAATGAAACAGCAACTAATTCATTTCAAGCAGGTAAACATTTTGTGATGATACATAATAACCCTGATGCAGGCGAGTTATACACAGAAACTTTTGGACGTTTAATCGTTCCAACAGGTTTAGCACAATTCACTGTTGAAGAATTTAGAATACCTGGTGAAAAGGCTCTTTATATCGAAACCGAAATGACATTTGGATTTGCAGTGGAACAAGAAGACTGTGGACAACAAGCTAAGAACGTTATAGCGTAAGGAGTTAAAAAATGACATATAAAATGATGTGTACTATCCCTACTATTTATTTAAATAATGGTGTAAAGATAGACAAAAAAGGTCAAGTCTTTAATATTGAAGATAAAGTGACAAGAGATATATTAATAGAGAATAAAAACGCTATTGATATTACTGATGGAATGCCTGCAACCCAACAAACTGACAAAGATATTTTATTAATTCAACTTCAAAACAAAGACGCTGAGATAAATAAATTATCAAAACAAATAGCTGAATTAAGACAAGTGATTAAAAATGCAAGTCTTGATATTGCAAGTGAAGTTGAAAAACCAGAAGAAGTTGAAAAACCAGAAGAAGTTGAAACCAAAACTAAAAAAGGTGGTGGTAGATAATGGGTATTTACTCAGATCTTGATTATATAAAAAAGAGAGGTTTAGGAACTAATGTTCCTATTACATCACCAATCGGTAGAAGTACAGCAACAGCAATTAACGCAACAGCAACAGTTACAGCAGGACAGTTAAAAACTGGTTTATTGACTTCTACATCAGCGGCAGCAGTTACTATGACATTACCAACCGCAACCTTAATCGGAGCAGCGATTAATGCATCACAAGGTACTACATTTGATTTTTATGTAGACAATACAGCGGGTGCTAATACTGTAACCGTTGCAGTAGGCTCAGGTATTGTTGTTGCTAAACAAACAAGTACAGGAAACACAGCTAATGATTCTTTATTAACTGTTGCAGCTTCTAGTACTGTTGGAGTTGGTTTATTTAGACTTTACTTTTCATCTGCAACAGCAGCAGTTTTATATAGATTGGGATAGGTGAAAACATGAGCATTTTAAGATTACCAATAACAAATATAAATGATTCAGGTTTAAAAACTGGTACTAATGCAGGTGTTAAGGCGACTGTATCAGGTGTATCGGGTAAAAAACTTAGAATTGTACGTGTTGCAGGTGGATCAGATAAAAACACTCATGTTGAAATACGAACAACTCAAAGCGGTACTATTGCAACTACTGCAACAAATACCGCTGTTGTTGGTACTAATACATTATTTTCATCTGAGTTAGTAGCAGGTGATAAAATACGTGTTACTTCAAACAATGAATTATTAACAGTTGCAACCGTTACTGATGATACAAACATTGTTTTATCTGCTGCTGCTTCAAATACTGTTGCTAGTTCAGCTTTTGAATTAGTAAGAGAAAAGACACCATCTTTAGCTAATACAACTATTGATAATGGGAATAATATTGAAATTATTGAAGGTGTAACAGGTAAAGATGTACATGCTTTTATTACTGATAGCACATCTAGCTGTTATTTAACATTATACGCAGGGTATTCAAGCTAATGAGTTTTGATTATTTTACTAATGAAGATGTATTAAAGTTTATGCCTCTTGCTGCTAGGAATTCAAATCAAATTGACACAGAGATTGACACTTGGCGACCTGTCGCACAAGCTTTAATTGATGATATGTTTTCAGATAAATATGTCGTACCTTTTGAAGGATCAAATGTTGATTTAGATATAGACAATCTACCTATTAATATTAGATATGCAGGTGCATTAATTACAGTTAGTTTATTATTAACTAATGCTTTTGTAGAATATAACTACGAAGAGCAACAGGGCGAAAAAACTATATCATTATCAGAATTAAAAATATCACAAGCTAAAAAACTTATAGCAAAATTGATTGATAAAAAAAATGGATATTTTCACCCATTACTAAAGCAACAGGTAAAAAATAATATTATTCCAAGGGCTTTAAAAGTTTTTACGAATGATATACAAACAAATACAACTGAATTTCTAGCAGAAGTTAATAGTTTTTTTAATGTTTAATTCAAATATAGTTGTTAATGATTCAACAGCAAAATTAATGTTGAACGGATTTCTTAAAAAGTTAATAAATTTATCTTATGAAAACAAGTTAGCCGCTGATGTTGCTAATAAAGAAATCCAAAAACATTTTAATAATGAAGAATCACCGATTGGAAAATGGAAGCCGTCAATTAGAGTTAAAAAGTTTGGTGGTTTAACATTGACTAAGTCAGGTAATCTAAGAAATAGTTTAAAACTTGCTCAAGCAATAACTATTGATAAATTAGGATTTAGTTTTAGTTCCAATCTGCCTTATGCAGCAATTCATAATAACGGTGGTAAGTTTAGACATTGGCGTACAGGTAGATTTGTATATATGCCAAAACGCCAATATGCTTGGTTATCTAGTCAAGCTAAACAAGAGATTTTAAATATTTACATAAAAGGTTTTAACGATGTCACAGGCTAATAAATACCCTGCTATAGAGATTATTGATGCAATAATAGAAGTATTAAAAGCTGATTCATATATTTCAAGTAAAGTGGAAAATTTTAAATTAAATGAGCCTATCATTTATAAAACATCAATGGAAAATCTAAGTAATTATGATTGCCCTGCTATTGGTGTATTTCCTCCAACAAAGCTAAATTTTAGCCGTGATAATATTTATAAAATTGAGCCTTCATTATATTTTATTGATGTTGTTGAAGAAGATCCCGATTTTGTTGAATCCCAAAGAAAAGCATTAAGGACATGCTATGACATTAAAAAAACATTAAATTGTAATGCTAATTTAAATTACAAAGTAGCTAATACAGAAATTATACTATTTGAAGAACTTGGAACATTTCTTAAACAAAAAATCTTTCAATTTGCTTATAGAATACACGTTCAAGTTTTATCATCTTAATTTATACAAATTCTAGCCCATAACGGGCTTTTTTTATTTCAAAACAAAGGAGAATATCATGGCTGATTCAACAGCAATTAGTTTTACATGTAACCCGTTAGCTGAAATTTTAGCTAATACAGGTATAAACGCAGAAGTCGGTGGAACTGTAATCGAATATGCAGACTACGGAAACACAGACGTAACATATAAGGGCACACTAGGTTGGAGACCTTATGGAATAAGCGAAACAGCAATTAGACTTGTTCCAAGTTTAGAAACTTTTATCCCTAAAGCGGGTATGGTTTCAGTATCTCATGATGTGCTTGAAACAGGCAGAATGGTAGAAATACCTGTATCTTTAGTTTATCCTACTTGGTATACAAAGTTAGCTGCTAATGGTTCAGCTACCGCAGTTATTACAGAGCCTTCAAGTCCAATTACAACTACAGTAGACGAAAGTCCACCCGCAGCAACAAGTTTTTCTATAGTTGTTGCAAGTGCTACAGGTTTAGTAGTAGGTCAAGAACTAGGAATTATTACAGGTTCATCAACTTATGGAACACAAGAAGAATATGTTGTTATTAAATCTATATCAGGAACAACTGTTAATTTTGTTACTCCATTATTTCAACTACCTGCGGACGGTGCAGCGGTTAGAGTAATATCTGAGAAAAAACTATCAAGTATAGTATGTGATTTACCAGCAGCTAAACAAATCAGAATAGTAAAGTATGACCGTTCAAGTGGTAATATCAGAATTGATCATATACAAAGAGCTAAAATCAAAGCTATTGCAGGGGCTGACGATGGAGATGGTAAGGTTGCGGCTAAGTATGGTTTTACTATCGAAGCTTTACCTGAGTACAACGCAGCAACAAGTAAATATAAGTTTTACGATACACATTACATTAATTAAGCTTAACTTCTAAAATATAACATGTTAGTAGTGTTAGCCTTGACCTTTCAGGGTTAGCACTATTTTTTTAATAAAGGAAAATACAATGTCAATAGATTTAAATGCATCACCAATAGAACCTGATGAACTAATAAAAATAAAAATACGTTCTAACGGTTTAGTTCTTTACAGTTTTAATCAGTTTATTCAAAAAGTTAGTCCTGAGGTTGGTATATCGGTTAATGATATATTAGAGATTTTCGGGGCTAAAGAAGGCAAGTATCCAAGCGATAAAGTTGAACAAGCGGTTAAGTTTCAGATGTTATCAGACCTTGAAAAAGAAATGTATAACCCTGACCAAAAAGCTTTGTATGAAGAGATACTCAAGTATAAACGTGAATCAATGCAAAAGTTAATACAAAGCCCTATAAATATTATCAAGGTACTTATTCAAGATGGTATTCAAAACAATGAACCTGTCGGCTTATTTGATGAGTTTATGAACTTGTTAAGCATTGCAACAGGTGAAAACAAATCAAGGATATTCTTAAGTGACTTTGATGTTTGGGCTGAAATATTTACTAGAATAATATTCAAAAAGCAGGGCGAGGCAAATAAAAGTTTTTTTATTATGAACGCTCTAGGGAAGTTAATAGAAAGTATCCCTTTATTAAACTTTATCAAAAAAGAAAACTAGATTATTCAGAGCAAGTTATCAATGATTTAATTGATGACCCACTTGATATTTTTAGTTGTACTTGGATAGAGAATAATCTTTTTAGTTTACTCCGTGAGAATGGATATAGTCAGGAATGGATAGAGTTAAACACTGTTGAGATTTTATTTAGTAAATTCTTTTCATTACGTGAGAAGATATTAATTAAAAACGCTCAAGAGTGGTTTTATTCAGTGCTATCTGATATTGAATCAAAATCAAAGCAGACAAAGAACTCTGATGATATTAAAGAACCTATAGCAATCTTACATGACCAATTAATTTTAGAGAAGGAATATTTTGGCGATACATTGAAAAATATTTTAAAAGAGATAAACACAAATGAAAAATAATTTAGAATTTATGGCTAAGTCATTAAATCTCTTGCAAGAGTTTAATAATTTGTCAGTAAATAATGAAACTCAAATTTTACAAAAGAAATTTGATAAAGACAAAGATATAGTTTGTTTTGTTAGACTCAGAAACAAAGCAGATTTTAAATATCCTGATAGTCAGGAAGTGCCAACACAAGACGGTTTTGTGTTAGTTTACTCTCAAGATTTTATTAATGATTTTGCTCTAAGTAATAATCTAAATCTTGAATTATCATTAACACCTAATAAAATACTAGGTGTTGCTAAACTATCAAAAAAGATTGATTTACCTGTGTTTGAGGATTTAAAAGAGCCTGATAACACAAATGAATCAAAAATATCTGAGCCAAAAAAACATAGAAAAATAAATAAAGGAGATTAATTAACATGGGTGCAGGAGATTTCACAGCAACAAGTCAAGCCGTAAAATGTGAGTATATCGCTTTTTAATTCGTTTAGTTTTTGGTTAATTGCCCTATTAAGTTAGGGCTTTTTTATTATATAGGGCTTTTATAAAATGGCAAATGTAACAGATATTTTATTAAGATTGACAGGTGATAACTCGTCAGCTATTAGAGCAATAAATCAAACTATTGCAGCGGAGAAACAGCATCTTAATCAAATCAATCAAAATATAGACATACTAAAGAATCAAGTAAAGGCTATAAACGGGCAAGTTAGTGCGTTAAATCAGCAAAGAAATAATATACAAAGTAATATTATTGCTATTCAATCACAAAGTACTGTTTTACAAAATAATATTAGTGCTTTAGAAGCTCAAAAAAATGCTATAAATGGTAATACCAAAGCAGACAAGCAAAGACGTGCGGCATTAGAACTAACTATTAAAAATTTAAATTCCCAAAAGAGTGCTTTAGATAATAGTTTAAATGGTTTAAATGCTAATAAAACAGCATTAGACAATCACATAAAAAGATTGAATGACCAAAAAGCTGCTATTAATGCAAACGTCAATGCTTTAAAAACTCAAAGTCAGGCTATCAATACTAATATTAGTTCACTTCAAAACCAGACTAAAGAATTAACTAAGTCACAAAGTGGGTTTAATTTAAATACTATTGCTATTACTGCAATGACAACAGCTACGGGCGTATTAGCTCAGAATATAGCTAATCTATCAATGGAGTTTGACAAGCAACTAAGAAATGTTAACTCCTTAGTTCAAGCAAGTGAAGACCAATTTAAAAAGTTTGGTGATTCAATAAAAGAATTAACTAAAAACAAAGATATAAGCAATGGACCTGTTGATTTAGCAAAAGCTATGTATCAATTAGTTTCTAGTGGGTTTGATGCTGAAAACTCTTTAAAAATGGTAGGGGTTGCATCTAAAGCGGCTAGTGCAGGTATAACAACAACTGAAGTGTCTGTAAGTGCTTTAAGTTCATTAATGAACGCTTACAACAAGAAAACATTAAAGGATTCTATTCAATTTTCAGATCAGTTATTTAGAGTTGTAGACAAGGGTGTTATATCCTTTGAGCAATTATCAAGTAATTTAGGATCTGTTAATGCGGTTGCTGCTGCTTCAGGTGTTCAATTTAAAGAAGTTGGTGCAGCTTTTATTGAATTAACAAGAGCTGGTATAAGTGCAAGTGAATCTGAAACAGCTATAGCAAATTTAATTAGGTCAATAGCTGATCCATCAAAAGAGGCAGCAGAGTATGCAAAACTTTTAGGCGTTGAATTAGGAGACACAGCATTACAGACTAAGGGTTTATCAGGTGTAATGGCTGATTTATCCAAAGCAACAAACGGCAGTTTGTCTATAATGGCAAAAATGATACCTGAGGCTAGAGCGGCTAAGGCAGGTTTAACACTTGCTAAAGATGGTGCAACTGGTTTTACTCGTGCATTAGGTGAAATGGAAACGGCAGCAGGTTCAACAGATAGAGCGTTAAGTCAACAGTCTAAATCATTTTCGTTTCAAATGCAAAAAATGAAACAATCTATTGATGTTTTAAAAATAGAGTTTGGCGATATTATCAATACCGCTATGATGCCTTTTGTTAATAACATTCGATACATGGTTGAAGGTTTTGTAAAACTTGATAGAAATACTAAAGAAAACATAGTACAACTAGGATTATTTACTATAGGTTTAGGATTTGCTTTAGGTGCTTTAAAACTATTAAATATCGCTATGGGTATATTTGGTGGTTTACTTACTAAATCAAATATAGCTTTAACTGTTGCGGTTGGTTTCTTTTATTCCCTTGACAAAGCAATTAAATCTGTTTCAAATGCTACTGATGGTTGGAATCTTGTAATAAAAGAAGTACTAGAAAACTTTACAATATTAGGTCAAAAGATAAACTTATTAAAAGGTTTAGAAGAGATTAATCTTTTTGGTAAAGTTGGCAATTACATTGAGTATAAAAAGCAAGAGTTAGAATTATCTAAGCAAGAAAATGAGCAATTAAAGACAAAAGAAAATAGTTTAAAAACTATCAGGTCTTTAATGCAAAAAGAGCGAAGCGGTCAAACTTTAAGCTCAACTGAGCAAAAACAATTTTCTGATGCATCTACTAATTTAATTACTTTTGCTAGTAACAACGAAGCAAGAAAAAGATTAAAAGAACAAGCAATATTTAGAAAAAAATTAGCTGATGATTTATTAGCAACTGAAACAGCTAATGAAAATAAAGCTAAACAATTAGCTGATAAAAAAGCTATTGATAATAAAAAGAGATTAGAAAAGTTAGAATATAATTCACCTGAAGAAGTTAAGAAAAGACAAGAAAAGTATTTACAAGATGTTAATAACCAATTTGATGCTTTACTTGCAAAACATCAAGCATATTTAAATAAGGCTGAAGCTCAAGCTGACAAAGACGATGTTAACAAGCTTGAAAAGTACAAAATTGTAAATGAGAAACTTCTTTTAATTGCTCAAGATTATGCTAATAAAGCTAAAAAGTTTACAGTGGGAAGTAAAGAATATGAAGAATCAAAACTTAAAGAGTCAGAAATCTATGAAAAGATAGAAGATAATAAAGTTAAAATAGCTCAAGAAAGATTTAAGTTAATTGATGGTGAACAAAAGAAAAGTATTAAATTACAAAATGAATCTTTTAAACTTGAATCTCAAAAGATTGCAGCAGGTGAAAAACTCTATAAACAATTAGAAAAAGAACAACAAAAAAGCATTGATGAACAAAACAAGATTTTTAAAAAGCAATCTGATTTAGAGGAAAAAGCTGAAAAAGAATCTTTAGAGTTACAAGAAAAGTATTCAAAAGAATCTTTAGAACTTACTGAAAAAGAGTTTAAAGAAGCAACAGAAATCTATGATCAAGAGTTAGAGAATAGACAAAAGTTACAAGAATACTATCAAGGTTTATTGATTGGTTCTATAAATTCAAGTTCTCAACAGTTTGAAAGACTAGGTGACTACTTACAAACACTTGATAATGAAATGATTAATTCTTTAGGTCAATTATCAAGTTTTGTTGGTAAATACACTAATCAAATAAGTTTTGCAATGGCATCTACTGAAAACGCTATACAGTCAGCTATTGATAATGTTTTTAGATCTCTTGAGTCAATGTTTTCAAACTTCGATAAGCAAAATAAATCATTTGATACATATAATCAAGCGGTTGCACAGTTTGGCAAGGATTCACAAGAAGCTAAAGACGCTATCTTAACAGTTAACGAAGGTATAAGCGATTCATTCAGAGCTTTACCTGGTATTATCGGCGAACCTTTAGCACAGTTAACCAGAATGTTTACCGACTTCATAGGCTTAACAGAGTCAGCAGCAGAAAAGACAAAGAAAGCTTTAGATACTGCTAACTTTAAGAAATTGCTTAGTGAATTTATATCTATTACAAATAATGCTTTGAGTATAGCGGATCAGGAAACACAATTAAATATTGATTTAATTGAAGATGAAAGACAACAAAAAAAAGCACAGTTAGAATTTGATATAAACATGGTTGAAAAATCAGGCGATTTAGAATCAATTAAAACGGCTAAGATTAAAAAAATAAAGATTGAATATGATAATTGGTTACAAGACTATTATGCTGATTTATACAAAAAAGAACTAGAAGCACAAAAAGACTTAGATGATAAACAAGCTAAGTTAAATGAAGATAACATCAAAAAGATTAGAGATACAAACGAAGCTAATTATAAATCAGAGTTATCTATCATAGATAAATTTTATGGTGAAAAAAGAAGGAAACTAGAGCAAGACGTTCAAAAAGAGATTGACATCATACAATCTAAGAACGATAGATTAAAAGCTATTGACGATGAACGAACTCAAACAGACGCTGACAAAAAGAAAAGGTTGCAATCATTTAATCAATCACTTTCTAATAATACCCGTACGGCTGATTTCTTTAGGGCTAACCCTGAAGATTTTGAGGTCGGTTTTAGTGGTATTTCTAATCAAAGAAAACAACTAGAAGCGGACTATCAAGCAGGAACTATTGATTATGAAACTTACGCTAAAAAACGTACTGAAATTGGATTAAAACAATTTCAATACTATACTGAGCAATCAAAAAGAATTAGTGACCCTAAAGATAAGCAAGATGCTATTGACAAGGCTACTCAAGGTCAACAAGAGTATTATGATTTCATCTTTGACAAAGAAAAAGAAAAAGTTGAGAATGAAACAAAACAAGCACAGATAAGACTAGACAGCAAAAGAATAGAACTAGCTAAAATAACTGAGATAGAAAAGCAAGAGATTGCCAAACTAGACCAAGCATATAAAGATAGTTCGGGGCTTTACAGAGATAGCTTTGTAACTGCCACTCAAGTATGGGTGCAATTCGCACAAGACTCTATTAATAACATAGATTTATCTAATCTTATTAACAAAGTCAAAAACGATATAAACCAAGCTAAACAAGAGTTAGGGCTTGTTACTGCTAAGACTGGAACAGGTACAACAAATACACCTGTGACTACTAATAAAAGTGGTTACTCAACAGGGGGCAATGTTGGTCCTTTACTTCCAGACGGTGCTTTTTATTCTAAAGATTCAAGTTTTAATAAGAGTTTACAAACAACCAATACATCTCAAATAAGACCTATGAGAGATGAAAAAAGCGAACAACAAAAGAAAAATGAGTTAATTTCTAAACTTGTTGTCAATCCTATGTTTGGATATAGTTTTGATAACTACATCAATCAAAGTTTATCATGGTTAGAAAATCAGGCTATTAGGCTAGGTATTCCGCTCATGGCAAAAGGTGGAGTGACAAACGGGTTAAGCATTGCAGGGGAAGCAGGAAGCGAAGCAATATATAACTATTCACAAATGAAAGATATGTATGATTTTGTGAAAAGAACAACATCAAATAGTAGTAGTAATTACAATAGTAATAGTAACTCTATCAATATTGTTTATAGCCCCGTGTTTACTGGTATTGACCTTGCTAAATCAGGACAGGTTGACAACATGATTAAATCTAATTTTGACACTCTAAAACGTGAAATTCTCAAAGCTTCAGGTGGTAGATAATGAAAATCTATTATAGACAATATGGCTCTAGTTTATGGGTTGACGTTTCAAGATTTGTAATCAAAGATAATTTAAATAGTCCTGATGCAGAGTCAAACGCTTTGTATCAGTTCTCATTAAGCTTTTTTGATCCACTTGATGCAGACGACGAGTATATTATCATGAGAAACGGTGACGATATAGCAATAGTCGAAAATTCAGAGTGTCTTAATGTTCTTGATGGAATAAAAGCAGGTTGTATTTTTCAATCCTCAAGAACTCCATATCTTGACAGGTCGGGCGTCTCTGATAGGTTCGCTATTCAATACGATTTAACTATAGAACAAAGAGATTTTAGTCGATACCCTTTCAAAATATCGCCTTTTAGTTTTGATGATAACTCAATCTATCAAAGCTTATCAACAGTTTTGGACTTGATATTTAATTCTGATACTGACAATACACGATATGATTTAGGTGGTGTACTGTCTAATGGGGTTGTAATCCCTAAATACGAATTGTTATCACCTGACACTGATGTTGAGATAGGCGAACAAATTGAAGGCATTGCAAGAGAATTACTAAATGATTTTCTCAATCAAGTTTCTTACAAGTGGTCAATAGTTTATTACTGTGAACCACATACGACAAATAATTTAAATTTAATCCAACAGGTTCAAATATGGCAGGACTAAGCACGGTTTCTGATGATTGGCAATCAATCACATATAATGACGTTATAACAGGTTTAAAATACAACACTGATTTTGTATCAGGTGGTTTTGAGCCCGTCTACTTTATTGGTGACAAGTCAATTAAATCAAGTTATGCTAATGATACAATTCAAAATTGTACTCAGATATTAGCTAATCTTTTAAGATCAAATGATAATTTAACGATTAAAACATTTGAAGCAACAGGTGAAAACAAATACCCAGTTGGTAAATGCTCTAATATCCAGTATGTAGCAAGATACATTGACTCTAAGATTGAATCTATCACGTCTACAAGTGTATGCGATATACCGCTTGATGTATCTGAAAAAATTGGAAAGTATGATACAAGGTTTACCTCAAATGGTTTAGGTGGTCAATTAGTTTGTCGTATAACTTCAAATGATATAGAGTACTTAAGAGCATTTACAATATCAGGTCAAGAAATAACCTTACTTGATACTGTGACGGGTAGTGTTTCAGCTATTGCAAGTTTAGCAGTTGATGATAGATTTGAATTGATAAACGCTTATGATATTCTTGAGGAAGGTCTTGAGGAAACAACAGGCTATCCTGTACAAGGCTTTGTAAAAAAACATGTCAAGCTTAATGAAGATACAAGTTATATTGAGTTTGGAAAATATGATACACCTGCGAAATTGTCAGGTGAAAAAGTTGTAATTGCTTACAATGCACTTGATGACTATAACCAAACATTTATCTATGATGGAAGTATTGACCAATACGGTATTTTCACCAAAAAAGAGGATCTAAACTTTGCTTTAACTCAATCGCAATTAACATTTATTGAAACAACACTAAAAAAGTTTATTGAGCCTAATATAGTTATTGAGCTAGAAACATTTAGACCGTCTAAGCCGTTAAAGGGTTGGAATGTAAACGTAAATATTCCTGAATTTGATTTAGTAGGGATATTTAAAATAACCCGTGTTTCTGAAGT